GTATTTTGCTGACTGGTGCGACAACGCGATCAAGACAACTGGGCATGGCGTGCTGACCGACGATCTGCGCATCAAAGCCGGCGCGATGTTCGGCGTAGACCCTTCGCGGGTGACGGCAGCGCGCTATGACGATAACGGTAGCTTTGTTGCGTGGTACATCAGTAACGAACCGTACCCGGCGAACGACTACCTCAAGCCGGGGTTCGGTAACCGCGTTGCACTCACGTATAAACCTCCGCCAAGCGTAGGCAAGACCTACACAGCGCCGGGCGGCAGACGCAACAAAACCGCATGGCAGGACAGCCTCCGCCAATCGAAGCAGGCGAGGAAACGATGACCACTGACCACCTAATCGGCGCGTGCATGGTCCTCATCGTCGCAGGCGTGGCCTATGCCGCGCGGTGCGTGTGGGAGGCTGCGCGCGCTATGGATGCTGACCAGCGCGCACGTAGCGAGGCGGAAGAATGAAGAAGATCACAGTCAAAGAATTAACCGACGCCGCATTGGATGTGATGCGAAACCCACCCGGATTACGTGGTGACTGGATCGTCCGTTGGGCCGAAGAGCAGGCGGCGGCTCAAGCACTTCTGCCGCCCATTCCGATTGAGTGGCATGACGCCAGATTCAACGTTGGCGACTTGGTTCGTGTCCGCGAAACGCAATGGCCCGGCATCATCACAGACGTATCAAGAGGCCCGAACTACGGCATTCTGCCCAAGAACAAAAAGGGAAAATATGCGTGGTTTCGGCCCTGCGAACTTGAGCTGATCGAGACCGGGCCTTGGGAGACGATGATGTCTTAGGCAACCACGGTCAGTGTTGTGTCGGCATACCAATCGACCGCCGTGGCCGCGACGCCCTGCACGCGAACACGGCATGAATTGCTATTAGCGTCCATCGTGGCACCCGTCCAAGCCGCATTGCTCTCAAGGTCGGTGCCCAGCGTAGTCGTCGCGCCCACCTGAGTCGTTGCCCCTGCCGCTGTCTTAAACAGCGCCTCACGGGTGTACAGTGCGGCATCGGTGCCGGTCGTGGTAATGCTTCCGGTCACCTTGCTGTGAATCGATGCGCTCGACCCGTTGGCGAAGAAGAATTGCAGGATGTTGGTCGCGGTGTTCGTTTCCTGCACGCGCCCGACGAGCTTGATCACCCCTGACACGATGTTGCCTTGGCAGAGGAACGGGTTGCCCTGGGTCTTGTTGCCGAACAGGTGATTGCCCTCAACCGTCAGTTCGGTCTGGACAGAGCCGGTTCCGATGATCAGCCCGTAACTCTGCGGCGTACTGCCGCTGTCGTCGGAGCAATGGTTGTTTTTGACGCTGATGTGCGACGAAGCGCCGAGCAACTGAATGCCGCCGCCGAACGAAACAGCTGCCACGTTGTTCGCAGTGCATCGGTTGTTGACGATGCTGGCATGGGTCAGCGCGGTAGCGCGGATGCCGTCGTACTGATTATTCCGGCAGAGGTTGTCGTGAATCTGCACGTTCGTCGATGCGTTGACGAAAATCCCTGATCCGCCGTTGTTCGACGTACCGTTGTCGTCGCATGTATTCCCGGCAATTCTCAGACGGGTAATAGTGCCGGTCGTTGCCGTAACTCTGATGCCGTCTCCGTCGCCAGAAACGACGGTATTGGTCCCGCAGCCGATAATGATGTTCTTGGTGATCTCAATGTCGGCATCGTCACCAGAACCAGACGCGACCAAAACCCCTGCGCCCTGAGTCGTTTTGATGTGGTTAGCGTCAACAATCACTCGGCCGCCAGCGTTGATCTGAACTCCAGGCGTCGAGCCGTTGCCGGTGCATAGATAGATATTGTTGCCCTGAATCAGCACACGCTCGCCGTATGCGGCCGAACTACCAGTTACATTGATGGCTGCCTTTGACGACGCAGTGATAGAGCAGTTTGAAACTGTGCCGGTTGATCCAACTCCGGCGGGATCTGCTGCCGCCAACACAATGCCGTTTACGCCATCGACCCCGGATGTTCTGCTGCCTCCCTTAATCAGCATATGATCAACGAGCACCCCTGTGCATCCGTTAAGATTGAGCAGCCCGGCCGAATACTGGCCGCCTGCATTACCGTCGATACAGAAGTTGCTGAACTTGCACCCTGGCACCGCACCGTAGTCGCTTTTTTGGACGAGCAACGGGATAACCGCCGCCGCAGACGTGAGTTGTAGGATGCAATCCCAGCCGGTGCCAATTATCGTAATCGGGCCTGTAGCCGTCAGCCGCACGCTGGTCTGGTAGGTGCCCTTGGTGAACTTGGCCGTCCAGAACTCAGCGACTGCGGCAGTAATCCAAGCCTGCAATGTCGTGGCGTTGTCGGTCGTACCGTCGCCCTTCGCGCCGAATTGTTTGCAGTTCACTTCGCCGTTGTGGAGCAGTTCCCATCGGCCCGAACCGGACGTAGGCGTGATGATGGTCCCATCGTTCGCCGTCGCCGTGGATGTCGAAAGCCTGTACGTGCCGTGTCCACCGTCCCCTGCCGTGTAGTAACCCAGCGTGGTGGCGTATGTAGGGCCGTTGAGCGCCTTCAAGGCAGCGACAGACGCCACAATAGCCCCGCCGCCGTCCGAGACCGTCACAGGCCCCCAGACCGCAGCATCCGCCGATGTGGTCAGCCATACGTCCACAGAACCGACAATGTAGATCGCGCTGAACTCGCCGTTGCTGTCCGCAATCGCCGGGTTAGCCGCCGTAGTAGTCGCATTGATGTCGGTGTAAATGTCCACCATCGTCGTTGTGCCGACAGCGTAGAATGTCAGCTTCGCCCCAGGCATGACCTTGCCGCCAGCGGTGAGCGGTCGGGCTTTGGGGATGTAGAAGGCTTGGGTCATGGAGTCGCCCTGATGATCATTCTGGAATTGGCGTTCATCGTGTTCGTGCTGCCCGTTATGGCGGTGATTTTTGGGGCGGTGCTGTACGCGAGTTTTGCCGATTAGGCGTGGCCTGCTTGAACGCTTCTGCTGCCTTGCCGGGGTTAAGGATCATGTCGGCGATAGCGGCACGGAATGCCGCGTCTCCGTCTGTGATCCACTGAACCGACCGCAAAGCCTTCTCGATAGCCGTAGCGACCCCTGGATGCGGATTGGTGACGCCGAGCGAATTGAGGACGTTGTTGGAGTACAGCCGTTGAGCCGTTGGCGAGGATTTCCCCGCTCCGGCACCCTCAACCGCCGCCCGTCTCGAAACCTCTTGAGCGATGGTTCGCAGCATCTGCAACTGAGCCGGCTCCATCACGTCTTCGAGACGATTCGCGCGCGGCTTGCCAAGCGCCTTTTGGATAAGCCCCGGCTGCCCCATCGGGTCCATAATGTTATTGAGCGATGACGCCTGTAGTCGCGGGTCTTGTCCCAAATTCTCAAGGCTTCCTGTGGCTTCATACTTCAGCCGCTTGGCGATTTGAGCTTGGTTCAGCGGGCGACTCATGCGTGCATGCTCAACCCGAGCCGCGCGATACGTCGGAGATATGTCTTCGATGAACTTGAGCAAATGACGCCGCGCCGCTTCCATGCCTTCAACGGTGTAGGGCACCGAACCGCCGGCACCCCGCTTCTTATCATCGATCATGTCATCGAGCGCAACCTTGGCTTGATGCAGTCCCTCAATGGTTGTCTGAGGCTCTACCGTGTCGCCGTACTTGTTCTGTAGGTTGACCTTCGCGCGCCCAAGCGCATCAGCTACTGCCGGACGCTGCAGCAGCGAATCCATCACGGCAATCTGGCCGCGATTCATCTGGGCTGGTGTAACGGCTTCCTCGAATGCCTGCCGGTACAATGGCCCGCTGACTTCTGCGCGGGCGCTTGCTGCCGCATCTTGGCCAGCCGCCATGCGGTCAAGTTGGCCCAGCCGAGCTGCGTTGTTCTGAATGTCGCGCGCTTCTACCTGCCTTGCGACGGTAGGCTCGCTCTGCACCGTGTCCAGCAGTCGCGACGCGCCCGCTGCCGCCTCTGGGTCTGCGATCTGCTCAGGCAGTGTTCGCCGCGCCCCGGTTGCCGAAGGGTTGCTTGTAAGTCCTTCCAAGTCTTCAGGACGAACGCCGTAGCGAATGAGCGCACGTAGCGCCGCGTTCTGCGGGCCTTGCTGGGTCAGTGGCTCAACGACCGCGCGTGCGACGTTTTGCGCCTGCCTAACACGGCGCACAGCTTTGACCGTCGGAGTAACCCGTGGGGCTGGCGCTTGTGGTGCAGGCAGCGCCTGCTGGCCCATAGCGGCCTGTGGCGCAGGTAACGCCTGCTGTTGAGCGGGCAACTGCTGAACGGTTCCGCGTTCCTGCTGCGCGATTCTCGCTTGAGCAAGCAACGCTTCCTCTGGTGAGCCTGCCCGCCACTCTGCGGCGATATCAGCGCCCCTTGTGCCGCGTCGATTGAGTACGCGAGCACCGCCGCGCGCGAGTTTGGTCGGCAGCAGCATTGCGGCCGCGTTGACTCCGGTATTCGCGGCCGCGCCGAGGGCAGGGCTATTGGTCACCCGAGCGACGTTTGTACCCAGCGCAGCACCACCCCGAGCGGGCAGACTCAGCACGTTATTGACGTTGCCGCTGACTTCCTGCCCTAGCTCGCCGCGCGGCTGGTACGTGAGCGCGTTCTGCGTGGCCTGCATGGCTGCCATAGGTGCGCCGCGCGGGTCGTACCTGCCTTGGGTTGCATCAGCCGCTAGACCGCCGAGATACGCCAAGCCGCCGACAAGGCCACCAACGCCAGCACTGGCCACATTGGCCACAGTCTCAGCGCCGGCCGTCAGACCTTCCATTGAGTAGGGGTCTGGGCCTTTCGGCCTGTATACCGGCTTCGACTTGGCAGGATTGAACCCGCCCGAATAAACCGGCTTCGACTTGCTGGGGTCGAATGGCATCTACTTCACCACTTCGAATTCATTACGGTTGCGCGGATTAACATAGGCTCTGTTCCGGCCGTCGATTTCCAATATCCAGCCCTTTGAATTCTTGGCTGGGAGATTTGCGCCACGCGGCGCTGCAGACGGTTTTGTAGGCGGTGGAATAGGCGCTTCCGGTAGAACAATGCGCCGAGGGTCCAGACCCGACGCTAGTGCTAACTGCTGGTACTGCTGGGAGAGCATCGAATACTGCTCGTCAGCACCGCGCATCAGATTTTCGGCAGTCGCAACAATTTCCTTGCGCTGTTCCGGGTTAAGGAACGCGCCACTTTTCACTTTGTTCCACTGGTTTCTAATCCGATCAGGAACACCCGCCGCGTTTTGAGCAGTCGCGAATTCTGTCTCGCGAACTACCGACGTTGGGTCATGCATCTTCATAATTTGATACACCAGCCCGATGTCATTCTGCGCGCCGCCATTTGACAGTTGCCGGATGCTCGAATACGCAGACCGCAATGCCCGACGGTTGGATGTCAGCCCATTGAATTCGCGACGCAGAGTGGCTTCGTCTTTGATGTTGATGCCGCCGAATCCATTCGCGCGGGCTTCCCTGTCGAGTCGCCGTTCATTGCGATCAGCGTTCCCCTCGCTTCGAGTGAGGGCCTGTTGAGCGGCTTGCGTTTCCGCACTCAGCGTTGAGTTGGGATCGGCCGAACCGACAACGCCTTGTCCAGCTTCTGCGCTGAAAGGGTTGATTGCTCGGCGCATAGGCTGGCCATTAGGCCCGCGTACCCATTCCCAAGTCGGGACCGTTTCGGCTTCCTTCATCTGTCTGGCTTGCGCTGCTTTCTGCTCATCCGTCAGTTGGTTGTTCTTGTTGACGGTAGCGTTGACATAGAAGTCATCCAGCAGTCGCGGGTTTTGAATGGGCGCGTTGGCTGTTTCCTGCCCAACTGCGGCCACCCAATCTGGATCATCGATGTAAAGCGCTTGGTAGGCTTCCTCGCGCCGGGCGCGTGGCAATCGTGACAGCGCCATAGCAGCCGTGCCCAATGCTTCCTGCTTGCGCTTACGCTGCATTTCCTCCCGAGCCGCCTGAGCGGCCGATTGCTCAGCCGAGAACTTCTGCTCTTGCATCGACTGATCGCGTTGAATCAGCGCGTTCTGCTGGTCCTGCTGGGCGTTCTGGCGATTGATCTGCATCGCGTTGCCGAGGTAGTTGACCGGCGTCGGGATGTTGAATGCCTGAACCATTACGGCTTCCTCAAGTACGCGGGCAGCGGGTCGGTTTTGCCGGTGTAGTTGTAGTCCGGAGTTTGTGTCCTACGGGTCAGCAGGTTTTGCCCGAACTGCCCGAGCGCATCACCCTGGGCGAGATAGCCGCTTGCCCGAGTGTTGCCGCGAGCGTTGGCGATGTCTGCGGACGTAGCGCCTGCCTGCCCGATGTTCTGGCCTGCGTTGTTCAGCGCGTTCTGGCTGTTGGCCGAGGCTTGGTTGCCGAAGCCTGCAAGCGTGAGCCGAGGCTGCACGTAGTCCTCGTTGATGCGGTTGGCCACCAACTGGTTGTTGAACCCGAGCAATGCCTGCCCGCGCTGGCCGGAGAAGAACTTGCCTTGCCCCGCCAGGTTCCTGTTAATGACCCCTTCGCCCTGCTTTCGCTGGTAGTCGAAGATGGGCAGGTTGAGGATGTTGGAGAAGTCCGGCCCTTTGCCCTGTGTAGCCGCCTGCGTGCCTTGTACGGCTGCTGACTTGACCAGTTTGGGAATGCCCGCCAGCTGCACCTGACCACGACTGCCTATGCTTGTGATTGAGCCATCCGGGCCGACTGACACTTGGTTGTCTGAGCCGTGGACGAGCCCAGGCACAACCCCGCCACCGGGCGGAGCATTGGCCAGCAGGTTGCCCGCACCATCCACGAACGTGCCCGAGGACTGATCGAAGTAGACCTGTCCGACAGACTCGCCCTGCTGGTCTGGGGAACTGAATGCGCCGAGTAGATCCGCAGCAGTGTGCGAGCCTTTCTTGCCCTTGCTGACTTGGAACTTGATGCCCGGCAAAGCGATCAGGTTTTCCTGCCCGCCGCTTGTCGAACTTGGCGCAGACGTAGGCAGCCCGAAGAACTCGTTCAGTTGGTTTAGCGCGTTGTCCCGCGTCTGAATCAACGGCCGGTTCAATTCGAGTTGCTGCCGGGTCAAACCCTGCTGCGCACGCAAGGCATTGCTGTTCGCCTGCCCCGCTTGCTGTAAACCTTGGTCGGCAGAGTTTTGCGCCTGCTTGTTGGCGATGAGGGAGCCACCCAATGCGATACCTGCGGCCCAGAATGACGTAGCACTTACTCCTATTCAGCGAACCTGCGCTCAAGTTCTTCGATGTCTCTACAGTCATCCGGGTTGGGATGGAACGTGACCAGCACGCTGTCCTCATGTGCCCAAACTGCCCGTTTAGTCCCCGGCTTGGTTATACCAAGATACGGCGCGCGAATGTCGTGCTTATAGCCATCTGTTGACACGACCGTCAAATGACCCTGCACGAGCACCACGAAGTTTTCGACTAGGTGAGTCTTCGATGTGTTCACCGTGTTTGCCGGGATGTACATGGTCCGGCAGTAGACCCCAGACACGAACTCGTGGCCGTTCTCAAAGCTGATGCCGTGCTCGCCCTGTAGCGCCATGATGAACGCCTCAGCGCGGGCGATCTTCTCGGCTGCGTTCTGGACGGGGAGGGTCATGGCTGAATCACGTTGGCGGCCTTGTTCACCTGATCTTCTTCCGGGTGAGCCTCGACCCACTGCGCCCAACTGTCGCGAGTAATGCGGCCAGCAACAATGGTTCCAGCCTGACCCTCACGGGTGCCTGTTACGTCGTACTTGGGGCGGCCTGAGACGTGCGCGAGGGCTGGGCCTTGGAACACCTCAAAGGTGGCTTCTTCTGCCCCTAGAACCTCAAAGGCGAAGCGTTGCAAGAGCGCATGACGTTCAGCCATGTAGCCTTTCCCGCGCTCCGATGGAATGACCACATCATTCAAAAGGTGGACCTTCATCCCTTCAGCCTTAGCCCTTACCAGTCCGATGGGCTTGTCTGTGCTGACCAGAAGCGTCAGTTGCCACTGGCTGTCAGTCGTCAAGGGATACTTGACACGTCTGTTCGCTGCTACGGCAACATCGCACTCCCCTTGGCATCGAGCCAAAGAGAAGTAGCCGAGCGCGTCTCGCGGCCAGTCCGCATAACACTCAACGAATACCTGCCAGTCGAGGATGCTGATAGGGCGCAGGCTGAGGGTCGGGCCGGTGATCATTTGTGCATCCGGGCGCGGACTTCAGCGCCTTTGGCTAGGGCGGCTTTGACTGCGGAGGATTGGTCAGTGAGGCTGGAAGATGCCGGGTCCCATGCTCCGCTGTTGCCAATGGCGGACTTGACCTGCTTGGGGTCGAATACAGAGTAGTACCTTTCGGTCACAGGCCCGAGAACATCCCATGCGTCTCCATCTCCGTACTCCGCGCGCTCAATGATTACGCCGTCATACCCTTGGCGTTTCAAGTCGTACAGATCGGGCAACCCCGATATGCCTGAGTCCGCGAAGTCCTCGGCCTTGTAGACATAAGGATTTTGTAGTTTCAAATGGGCCGGGATAATGTTCGGCGCCCTGCCGCGCCCCTGGCGGCTCGCCATGCCGGCATACCATGTCGCCCGATCAGGTGCGTCTGTAAACCACAAGCCTTCTTGCGGCACGTCAGAATCCGGAAAGTTTGATTCCCGCGCCGTATCGAACGAATCAAACTCTGACCCGGTACCGTGATACACGACCTTGGGCGCGCCTTGCTCATCCACCGCTTTAGAATCACCAAACCACCGCGCAAAGTTCGGGTCACCCGAAACGTCAATAGCGCCGCGCTGCCTCATTCTTGCCCCAGCCCTCGGCGCGTTCTGCACAGCCCTAGCGGCCCTTGGGAGAACCGGAACAATCATCGGTGCAGCAGCGCCAAGCGTCTGCACGCCAGCCCCTGCAAGCGGCCCGTAGCGCGTCGCAACAGGGTCAGCGTTGCGACGCATGGCCTCTTGGTATCCCGCGCCCGCTTCCGCCAAAGCATTTTGGAATGCGATGCCTGAGTTCGTGCGCGGCTGGTACGTTCCACTCTCAACCAGCGAGTTGAATGCGGGCGCATAAGCCCGAGTGCTACCTGCCCGAAGTGCTCGGCCTGCTGCAACGGGTCCGGCGACAAACGCACTCGCTAATCCGCTAATTCCGCTAAGCGCATTCTCGCCAAGCCCAAGCAATGCGCCTTCGTCAGTCAGGCCGGTCAGAGCGTTTTGCCCCGAGCGCCTGAATGAGTTGAGGATGCTTGTGCGTGGCATAGCTATTTCCCGCCTCCGCCCGTGAAGCCGCCAAGCGCCGTCCCGTCCTTGATCGACTGAAACAGCACGCTGGTCTGCGCCATCGATTCATCATGGACAATCGTCGCGCTCGCTACCTGCGTGCCGTTGTTCGCGAAGGTGACGGTCACAGCCTCTCCAGTGTGCGTTGTCGCTGTCAGCGTGATGTTGCCCGTAACGTCGTCACGCGCGCCGCTGATGACCTGAGTGGCAATGGCATCCACGCCCCGGAAGAACGTGACAGTGAGCGTCTGCGGGCTTGTGGTGAGCCATGTGGCCCCAGCGTCGTTGCTGATCCATGTGTATGAGTTTGGGACGGTTGCCGTGACAGCCGTAGCCGCCCGCTGCAATGCGCGCACCTGATCCCGAGGCAGGATGCCTTGAAGGAATCGAGCGGACAGGCGCGGCGTGCTCATTGGTCATTTTTCTCGATGCTGGCATAGGCGGCGTACACCGCCCGCTTGTACGGATCTGCGATATCGAATCGCACGTGCAGCTTGTCCCACTGCCCGAGCGCCCGCCAGTTCACCCGGCCATCACGCTCGCCAGTCTTCCCCATGCCCCGCTGCGCCCCGTTGCTCCACGTGGAACCATTCCTCGATGTGCGCAGGCTGACGATGGGGTCAGTAGTGAGCGTGCCGGTAGCGGTATCCACGGCCAATTCGAGATCGTTTACGGTAAAACGATCACGCCCGAACACAATCGGCGGGAATATCGCAGTGCCGATCAGAAAGTCGTCGTTCTCGGTGTTGGTATCGAGATCAAGCCGGCTGATGAAGCCGCTCTCATAGTTGCCGACGTACCACGCGCCCCATATGTAGATGCTCCGCTGTGCTTTCCATCGATCTAGGCCATAGCTGATTCGGTCGTGCCATAGGCCCGTATTGGCGTCGTACACGAACGTACCCACATCGGTGTTGAGCGCGAAGAACTCGTGCCCCTCCATGATGTAGACCAGCATCTCTGCCGTGCTCAGGGTCGCGGAAGCCAACTGGTGCTCGATGGCCTCAGTGCTGATTCGCGTGGGCACGTAGCCCGCTGTGAGCCTGCGGACGATGCCGTTTTGATCGAGCCACACGGTTGTATTGTCGAGTTGCACAATGGCGTAGCGGCCCGCCAAGCCCTTCTCGCCCGTGGCTCCGGTGATGGCGTCGAAGGGGTATGCGGTTGCATCGGTGGTCTGGACGTACTGCCAGCCCTCTAGCGTCGATGAACCGTAGATCAGCAGTTCGTTGTGATCCTTCGCCAAGCCAACGATGGCATCAGGCGAGGACTCAGCAGAGGCAGCCATGAGCGGGTCGAAAGGCAACAGCCCACCAACGGCACCGATGAAGTGGAAATCGTCATTCGCGAACACAAACGTCTGGTTGATCCACTCAACCGAATGCGCGCCGGCATAGTTGGCGTCAGTCACCTGCGCGAATGTGCCAGTGCTCACCGTGTAGGTGTACGCATCCGGGTTTGTCACAATAACGATGATGTCGCCGTTGTTCCTGACCGATACCAAGCCCGTGCCCGGAACCGTCCCCAGAACTGCCGTAACACCCGCCTGCGTGACGCTGTAGAGGCTCGTTCCTGAAACCACATACATCGTCTGCAATACGGACGTGATGCCCCTACAGGCCCCCAGAAGGGATACGAAGGTAACGAGACCGGGCGCGCCGTGAGTGACAGACGTGCTCTCAGCGCCTTCGGGTGCCTTCTCAGCGAAAAGATTGATGAGCCGTTCGGCCGTCAGCGTAGTGCTACGCCCGCGCGCTGAGTTCAGCGCAATTTGCAGCTTCATCCCTGGAATATCGTAGACGTGCCACGGTTTCGCGTACCGGGCCATCTGCTTGGCGTAAGCGCCTCATCAACACGCATCGACGGGCCGCTGTACCACTTCACGTACAGGCCGGAGTACGCAATTGATGCGTTGCGCAAAAGCAGCGGAGACGGCGTTTTGCCGTAGTCATCACACAGCGCAAGCGACAGGTTCAGCCGGATCGCAGCGATGTCTTCCTCATCGAAGCCGACAGTATTGCCACCGTCAGCCGCTTCGATGTTGGAGTAGTCAATCTGCAAGCCCATGTTGCGCCAGCCCGAGACCATCTCATTGAGACGCTCGATCCCTACAGCGTATTCATGCGCCTGCGGATTCTCGCCCGCCTGAGTCGTCCGTATGCCCCGCATCGCGCTGTTGATCAACTCGTTGTAGGTCATCGGTCACCTTCTTTGGCCGCCCTGGGCCGCGCTTGATCTGGACAATCTCCGCATGACTGAGTGCCTTCATCGCGCGTACTTCATCCGCCGTCGGCATTCGCGAACGTACCCAACCTAGCTTTTCGGATGCCTGCGCCTCGCTCTCAGAGTATGCGTGCGTGGCTCCATGATTCGGATGCGTCATGTAGATCATCATCGAGGGTAAGGGGGCATTGCTGCCCCCACTCCGTTACGAGGTCGCGATGGGTGTCGCTGCCGTGCCGCTGTTCGAGAACACGCCTTCAAGCGCCCACTGAGTGGTGCTGATGGCAATGATCTTGAAACGGTCGCCTGTGAACCCGCCCGTGGTCGTGCCTGCCATCGATACCGCGCGATGCGTGGTGCCGTTGGCAAGGAACGCCTGACCAGTAGCTGCAGCGTTGTTCAGTGACGACACCGATCCGACAAGGAACTCCGTCGCAAGTCCAGTGATGAACTTGTACGTGCCCGATGCCCACGCGATGGTGGCCATGAACTCAAACTGCATACCGATGACCGGCGAAGGCAGCGTGTACACAGTGCCCGCAGCGCGATCAAACAGGCACAGAGCGCCTGATTCCTTCGCTGTAAGGGTCCGAGTAGCGACTGCCTCCCCGATGATCACGCGCGCTGCCGCGCTGTGCTGAGACAGATCGCTAGGGTTGTAGCTGAGCTGCTCGAAGTTCTGACGAACTGTTGATGCCATGTTGTGCGCTCCTTACATCGTGATACGGCACGCCCATTCGGGACGCAGCGCAGCAAAGCCATAGAGAATGTCGATCCGCATCAGCAGTTCGTCATTGCGAATATCACTGTCCTGCCACACGCGCAGGCTGATGCCATCCTGAACGCGGCGCACGCACTTGTCGCTCCCACCCATCAGCGGCAAGTCTGCCGTGACGAACTGGAATGCTTCCTTGTGGTACATCAGGTTCTGAACGTAGCTCGTCGATGCCGCACCGACAAAGGTGAGCGTCTGCGAGTTGAAGTCAGTAGTGAGCAACTGCGCACTGAGCGAACTGCACACGTTCTGACGCGGCCCGGTCAACACGATCTGCGGGGAGATCGATGTCAGCGAAGCGCCGATGGCGGTGATCGTGAACTGCTTCAGCGTGCCGTAGGACTGCTTCGTCTCAGGATGGCAGTCGAACACACCAGCGATGGTGAACACCTGCCCGATGACCTGCACGGCTACGGCAACGGTCGCGCTGATGTCAACGACAAGCCCGTTGGTTGAAGACAATCCGCCGTCAGTCACCAGCGCAGCAGCACCAGTTGTGCCGGTTACGTCGGAGCCGTTGGTCATTGCCCACATACGGTCATTTTCGTACCAGTCGGCCATCGCCGTCCGGCCGAGCATGCCCTCGCGGTACTGCTCCTTGATCTGCGTGGAGTCTTGGAACAGACCCGACAGGCCGGAGACCATCGTCGCCATGTTCACGGAGTCGTATTGGATGTAACGATTACCGTCCTTCGGAGCAAGCCCACGGTTCAGCTTCGCCCGAGCAGCGCCGACAGCGGCGAGCGTAGACGGCGGAGTGCCCGCTGCTGCTGCGTTTGCGACTTGATAGGTCGCCTTGGTGCAGAACGCGATGTAGTCCGCTTCGATGCCGGACATCAGCACGGCCATTGCCGGCTCGATCTTGCGCTTGCTCAGTTCGTCCAGCGACAGCGACAGTTCAGCGCCGTTGAAGCGCATGCCGACGTGATCCTGAGTTGCCAGGGTGATCGTGCCTGCACGCTCTACGGCGTTTTGCACGTCCAGCACGCGGGAGCCTTGCGTGCGGGTGAACTGGTCTGGATACCGGACTCGCAGAGCGGAGCCGATCTTGCCGCCTTCGATGGCGAAGTTCTTGTCATATTGCAGGTCGGTTGTGCCGATGAAGGCGGTCTTCTCGTGCGCGATGCGTTGGCATTCGCGCGTGACCATATCAATGGTCAGGTTGGTATTAGCCATTGCGGTTCCTAGTGTTTACCGCGCTGCGCTATCTGCGCTCTCCGCCATGTATTGAACTGTGCGTCCGTCATGGCTTCAGGCTCGACGCTTGCCGCGCTGCCCCCGCCCAAGGGTGTAATCGGTGCGGGTGGCTGATTTCGTTTTGGCTTCTCGACAGGCGTTAGCGCCGTGGAGAGCCGGCCCATTTCGTAGGCCGCCAGATGGGCAGGGAGTTGGGCGATGCGTGCAGCTTCTTCGCGATTCGACCCGAGATAGATCAGCACATCAGGCCCGTTCTCGACGGTTTTGATGACTGATGCCATTGCCGCAGATACCGGCAGGGTTGCATCGTTGACAAGCTCCAGCACTTCAGGCGCTTTGGCTGCGGTTTTCTGTACCCGGCTGTTGAACTCTGCCTGTTCGCGGGCGGCTGTTTCGGCCGCTGTCTCCGCTTGCCTGCGTTGTTCTACCTGAGTCAGTTTCTGGTCAACCTTCCAGTCTGTCAGCGCCTCGGTGTAGTCCTCGTAGGACTCAAACGATTCGAGTACAGGCTTGCCGGTCGGCTTCTCTGGCTCAGTTGGGCGCTGCTGTTCAAGCAACCCCATCAGTCGATCATTAAGCGCGGCTTCTCGCCTTTCCGCGTCCCGCCGTGCGGCGGTCAGTTCGTCGATGCGCTTTTGAAACCAGGGAGTTTTCTTAGGCTCCTCGACCTCTGGCGTTTCGACTATGGCTGGTGACGATTCAGCTTCTTGGGCGTCAATGGCGACCGTTTCAGGCAGGTCTGTGCCTTGGGATTCATCAGACACGCAGGTTTTACCCCGAAATTTTGCCCGGTCATATGGGCCGGTACGGGGTCAGAGTGCTACAAACGCGCTACAGGCGCAATAGGCTAACTATTGGCAAGAACCAACGCCACAAACGTAACGTCTAGCTCCTCAATCTCGACCAACAGCGCCGAATGCTCAGCCTGTAGTTGGTCAAGTTCGCCACGTAGCGCCTCAATTCGGGCTTTGGCCTCGGCCGCCTGCGCTCTCAACGCCCTCAGCCGCTTTCTGGTAGCAGCCCGGTCAGCCTCGCGCATCACCCTGATGGTCTCGGCCGCTGCGGATTCCTGCCGCGCCTGAGCCTGCGCAATGCTCGCCTGTAGTTCTTGAATGAACGCGAACGCGGCCCGCTCCTCAGTCTGTGCGTCCTGCGATTCCTCAACAATGTCAGCCGGCAGAATCCCGAGCCTCACCCGCTCGTCATGGATTTGCTTCCGGGTGCGCGTGCGATACCTGAACGGCCAGCCGCCCGAATAGGCGATTGCTTCAGCCTGTGCGCTGCCTTGGATGCTCCAAACGTCATCAGCCTCGGTCCACGCAAGCGTTCCGTTGTTGGTCGCGGAAGTGACCGTGCCGGTGATCGCCCAGGTATCGTCTGCCTCTGTCCAGTTGATCGACGCAGAGGCGGTCAGAACGCCAGTAACGGCCCATGTGTCGTTGGCTTCGGTCCACGCGATAGACCCGGACGCGGTGAGTGCGCCCGTGATAGACCAAGTGTCGTTTTCCTCTGTCCAGGCAAGCGAGCCTGTAACGCCCCCAGCATCCGCAGCATCAGGACGCAGCCGAACGCCATTGGTGCCGTCACCGGCATCAGGACGTAAGAAAACGTCATTGGTCGCCATCAGCCACCCGGCTGGAAGGTCGTCGCCGTGTTGGTGTTGGGCGAGGTGCCGAACACGTCAGGTGCCCCGGATTTGTACTCGACAAAGTAGTACGGGCCGGCTTGGTTAGGGTAGGCGGTCCAGTCGCCGGAGCCATCGGAGACTGTAGACGCCACCAGTACGTCATCAACAGTGCGGAACACCTTCACGACACACGTACCCAAGGCAACGCCCGTAGCGTCCCTGCTGACGCCAACAATGCGAATGTTGGCCTGCCCTAGATCGCGGTCAAAGCCCTTGGTTTCGTCGTACAGCTCATCGATGAGCGCCGCAGGGTTCGGGCGCGATGTCTGATCTGGTGCCGTGTACATCTTGGACAGGTTGCGCAGGTTGACTGCTTGGTTCGGCATCACGCCCGTGCCCGGATTCAACGAGAAGCCAGAAGGACCGCCATAGTTCCATGCCTGCAACGGAAACCCCGGCCTGCCCATGTTCGGCGCAGGCACAACCGCAAACGCCTTCGTCGCCATAGCAAGCCACTGCGTTTCGATGATCGAACGCGCCGGGCCTGTTGGTCGGGGGAAGGCAATGGGCACTAGTTGAGCACTTCCACGAGGAAGTTATGCACGGTCATCGAGCCTGTCGCAACGGTCTGCGTGAAGAACATATCCAATGCAGACGCAGCGGTATTGTCCATACCCGCGCCAACAGCGGGAGTACCTACCGGCACCATCAACACACCATTGCCGCCGACAGTAGGCAGCGGCGCAGCAATGACAGCCTCAGACGTGAACTTGCCAATGGGGAAGAATGTAGTGCTTGTGCCCGTACCTACCGCACGGCAGACGAGCGTTACATCCAATTCCCACGGCACCGTAGTCTTCGCCACAATGTTCAGGTTCAGCGCCAGCGTGTCGAATACGACCGTCGTACCGGCAGAGCCCAAACAGATATCGAACCTCGCAGTCCCCGGCGTTGTGATCACGCATGAGATTCTGCCGGATGCGTGAATCCGCATCGCCCGACCGATGTAAAAAAAGTTGTTCGGGAGAACGATGCGGTTAGCGGTCGGGATGCACGAAGCACGAGCCGCAGCGGTAAGGGTCGGGCCGTCTGTGGCACCAACGACAATGACTTCACGACTCATGGGTTTCCGCCTGTGCCTGTAAATGCAGTGATCGCGCACGTCAGCCCGATGCTGATCGTGGTTGTGTTGAGTATCAGGTCAGTTCCTGAAGTACCGACAGAGCCGTCCACAACCGCCGTACCAGCAGCCGTAGCGATGCGGAACCACGTGGCCGTACCAGCAGCAAGCCCAACCGTGTTCGCCGGCAGCGTTGGCGAAAATGCCCCCGCCGCCGCAGCGGGCGCGAACGGGCTCGCCAGCGTGAACACGGCCAGCAGCGTGGTTGCCGCCCCTCCCGTTGCCGGTCTGGTGCCGTCATAGATTCGGAGCAGACCAAGGTTCCCGATCAGCGTTGTCAGCGCATCAAGCTGCGTGTTCCGGGCAGCGACCGTGTAACCGACCGTCACTCTGTCACCTCGTCAATCTGGCCCTGATACTGCGCGCCTGATGGTGCTGTGATGTTCATGCGCTTTGAGCCGCCACCAACGTAAACCTGCACAGGCTCACGAGGTTTCTGAAGCTCGGCAAGGATCGCGGCTAGATGGTCGGGCTTCGGTTCTTCTGGGACAGTCTGCCCCTGTTCAGGCTGTGCCGCCCCATTCTCAGCCATGCCGCTTTCTGGCGGTTCTTCTTCAGCCATCTCGCCAAGCGTCTGAATGATCAACTGCCGGATTGCTTCCTGCTGCTGCTGATCGCCACCACTGAGCGACATCGCTAGTTGCTCGTTAGCCAACTGCACGCCTGCGGTTTCGGCCTCGACCTTCTCCCGCTGCGCTTCCTTAAGCTCAACATCAGCCTTGGCCACGCGCATCTTGATCAGGACTTCAGGATCAGGCGGCGGCGGTTCTGGCGGCTGTTCAGGTTCCTCGCCATCCATCGGCTTCGCGAGACCGGGCGGCAGAGTCTTGCGCAAACGGTCAGCAAGCTCGTCCATCCCCGGACCATCGTGCGCTCGCACAAGTAGGTCTGCGCCCACCTGCGATACCTGCGGGATAGCCGTAGCGAGTTCGGTGAGTGCCTGGCGCATCTCCATCCGCTTGGTCTGGAACGATGGCCCAACAGCCACTTCAACTTCATGGCGTCCTACAGTCAGGTCCATGTCTGGGTCGCCGTTGTTGACGGTGTATGAAGCGGTCGAATCGTCTGGGTTCATCGTGCGCAGCGTGCGCTTGTTGTTGTAGACGCGCGGAATCATGTCCAAGGTGACCATGCCACCGTAGCCGATGGCCGTAGCAAGCATGTCTGGGAAGTCATAGGTGGCGTTATCGCCCTGCGCCTGCACAGCCAGAATCGCTCGGCCCGATGTCTCTTGGCTTGAGTTACCCAACGACCGATCAAAGATGCCCATGCACGCCTTGATGTCGTCAACCATCTGGCCGGCCATGTAGACCTCTGCCTGACTGATCTGCGACGGCTGCTGCCGCTGTGGCGGACCGGGAGCTAGCGGGTCAGCGGTGTAGACCAGCGTCGAATCCGTAGACTTGTTTGCGTTCGCCCACTGCTGTGGATTCGCGCCAACCTGAATTGCAGTCGCGATGAACGGCTGCTTAGCCGACATCGAACTGCGCTCGGCAATGCTCGAAATGGTGAAGTTGTAGAGCTGCTGCGGCCCCTTCGCGTCCCTAATTAGGGACCAGTGGTGCATCTTGTCACCGACCCATTGCCTCGGCCCTTCGACGGAGACGATGGGGATGTACTTCGACGGGAACTCGTGCGGTCCGTCAAGGATCGTCACACCATTCATCGTCGCGCACATGACCTTGCGCTTCTTGATCTTGCGCGTGGCCATCTTCTTGGCAATCTGACCGGCGTATTCCTCGTGGTCGTCGGCGTACTGATACATCTCAGCTTCGCCATCCACGACATCGCCGTTATCGAGCACCGTGCGCTTGATTTCTTCCTCTTCGATGTACCAGTACTCGCACACGCGAACGGTTTCTTGGGTCCGCCACTCGAAGAAGTAGCCCTGTTCCCAGCCACCATCCCAACTCTGGGTGGATTCGCCAGGGTATCGAGCCTTGAACGCCTCGTTGCTCATGTCCTCAACGACATGCACGAAGCGATCATCAGACCGGTCTAGCCGCTTGCCATCCGGGTCACGGTAGACGCTGAAGGGTGACGATATCGGCTCGAAATAGATTTCCTGATCGAAGCCCTCGTCATCACAATAGCGCGTACAAATGCGCCACGAACCACGAAACCCGCCGCGAACCATCAGTTCATAGGCAGGCATGTAAATGTTTTGCGCCTTCGATGTCGCCTCAATCTGGCGAATCAAGCCCTCAATGACCTCAGCCTTTTTCTTGGCAGCCTTCTCCGCCTGCGGGTCATCCGTGCCGGCCGGAATGATCTTGATGCCCGGACGATTCTGCCGAGCGTCGTTGATTACCTGCTTGATGCTTGCCGCGAGCCGGTTGACCGTAATCATGGGCCGGCCTTCAGCCTCGCGCCGCTGCGCCTCACCCTGCGGCCACTGACCTTCACCGCCCGAACTGAACTTCAAGTCTTCGGCGCAAAGCTCCCGGTCGCGCCGCTCGTGTTGGTCGGCACGCTTCCAGTCATCCATCGCCCGCTTGTGCAGCGCGGCTTCCTTCTCAGTCATCACCCGATGAGTTTTCACCCCATCCATGCGCCAACCCCTTGCCGAACTGGCCTGTGGAATGCTGATAGGTCCGGCTTCGCTGCAACCGGCTGGGCGAACGTCAGAGCAACCGCGTCACCCTTGTCAGGCGATCTGCGCAGCCGCTTCTTTAGGTCTTTTTTGCTTTCGAGTTGGTACTGGCTGTTGCTTGTGTATGTGTACCGCACAACACACAGGTCAGCCTGTAGGGCGTCATCGTTTGGCACCTGCGCCGGCTGTTCCTTCAACCAGTCTCTAAGCACGCCGTACATCTCGGCCCGCTTGTTCATGTATTTCTTCTCATCTAGCGCCGATTCCCCGGCATTCACCGCAATGATCTTGTCTCCGTAGCCCATTTCCCTAAGCCGATCCACAACCCCTGCGCCAATTCCAATCACGTCGATGAATGCGTAGTCGATGCCGCTATCAAGCTCGATCTTGACCAGCCCCACAACCTGCATAGTGTCGCGTTTCGGATGCTCAATAACCTTGGTGACCACGCGGCCTTGGCGACGGGCGAACACCGTCATGTCATCTCCGAACCGCGCAACGTCCACCCCTAACAACTTAGGTCCGAAGGGCACGCCAGATGCCTTGCGAGCGATCTGCACCAGCGTCGGGTTAATGAACGACTGCTCCGATGCCCCTTGGAATGCCTCATCAGGGTTTGCCGGGTACTCGCGCTGGAATCGGGACTCGTCGCCCTTGAACTCTGCGATCTTGTTCGCCCGCCATGCCATCTGCCCGTCTGTCAGGCCGTTGACGGCTTTGTAGGTCTGATCCTCTTCGCTCAGGCTCAACCGTTCAGTATCGCGGGTGTAGCCAACGTCCCAGAACCATGGGATGAATACGGCTTCGTATTGGCCTCGACCAGACACGGCCATTGCCCACTGCAAGTGAAACTCATCGCCCTCTTCATTCGCTGTGGACTCTAGGAATGCTTCGGTGTCGTCAAGGTCTGGGATGGCTTGAAGTACTCCTGAAGAGTGTTCAGCCGCATTAGGCCAGAACGCTACCTCTGAGCCGTGGAAGCCCTGCACAGTGGCAGACCTACCAACACCCTTGCTCCCGGCTGTCGCGACCATGTAGCCGCTGTCTAGCTCGCTGAACTTGAGATGCTTGGCGTTCGATGCCCCGGTGACAGGCTTCACCAGTTGGTTGTTGAGGTGATGGAACCGCTCAGTCATGGCGAACAGGTTATCTGTGGCCTGCTGCTCATGGGTGAGGATGAATACCTGCCAGCCGTTGCGATGCGTAGCCCGCCAGTACAGTCGGCCCTGAATGTAGGTGCTGATACCTTGCTGCCGGCCCTTGAGCACGACAAGCCTGACCTTGCCTGTGCGCTTGAGTTGATCCTCTGCGCGGCTGTGCAGGTACATCTGCGCGGCATTGAGTCGCAACGGCTCCACAGGTCCGGCCTTGGGCCTGATCTTGAGGCAGCGACGCGCATACGTCGGGAAGTCGTCCCGGAGCGTGATGCGCAGTTGGCGTTCCTTAGGTGTCATCTTGTGCCAGTTCCCGCAATGCTTCCTCGTGCGTCTTGTCGGCCACTACCAGTTCCTTAGGCACGAGGCTGGCAGCGACGCGAAGGTACGTCTCAGGATGATCCCTGCGAACCGTTCTGATGGCTTCTTCGCCGAACTCCTCGAAGTCCTTAGCCAACATGGACAGCAGGGCCTCTGAGAGCCTGTTACGGCCTCCCTTGGGCCTTCCTGGGCCTCCTGGCTTGCCCTTTTGGAACTTACCGTCTGAGGCCATTTGAAACCTTTTGCAAAAGGCTCACGCATCCACCACTGCGATCTGGAATTCGAGTATCTGACGCGACCCGTCCGAGTAGTCGAGTTGGAGCCTGAACGTGTACGTCCCTGCCCACTCCGCCGATACCAATGCGGACCAGCCCGCTGTGCTCTGGGCCTCGCTAGTGAGCGATAGGCCAGAGTCAACGTCAGTCGCAGCAGCGGTCGTCAGCGTCACGCCCCTCGCGTCAAGGTAAGGCGTCGTGTCATGCGACACCGGCACAATCTCATCTGTGAGTTGCTCATATCGCCGGAAAACCCCTCTACTCATCGCGGCGGACTCACTGATGCGCGGTTGATCACAGGACTCAGCGAGTGCCGAGCGGTCACGACAAGCGGAGTCGTCGGGTCGGAATCCTCGAACAAGCGATAGACCACCAGCGCCCGCCTGTCAGCGGCACCAATCGCCCCGTCTGGGTAAGGGAAGACTCGCCCTAAAATCGAAAACCCAATTGCCGATGCGCGCTTGTTCCGCTGAATAATCGACGGCGGCTCTACTGGGCTTGGAAACCCCGCGTAGCCGAAGCTCTGCCGCCGATCAAATGCAGACCGTGCGCCATCCGGTGTCGCGTGGACAGCGCCAAGCCCGAACCTACCTACGCAGGAGGCTCGCTTGTTGCGCGTATCAACACTCAACTGAACTTACCGCGCACGAAGGTCGTTCCGTCATCTGAGATAGCCGCTGTGCCGATAGTCGCGCTGTCGCCGTCATTGCGCAGAAGTTGCTGCGAACTGGTCTCACTGATCTTGTTTTTGACCGCTGCGAATATCCAGTTGACCTTTTCTGTCAGCGTCGCAGTAGCCCCGGGCGGCGTAGTCGGCTCGGCCGTGGCCAGCGTCAACTTAACGCTCAGGTTGTCGGTGCTTTGGAACGAGTCGAACACGTTCGCAGTGACCACCTCGAAGTCTGCCCACACAGGCAGGAACGTAGCCGCGTCAGTCATCTGCACCCGCAAATGGCCAAGCGTTCCCGTATCTGTAGCATTCAGAGATACCAGATAGTTGCCGTAGCTATCGTAGGTTGACGCCGTGACAGTGGCAGCCCTGACAGCCAATGCGCCACCGTTCTTCGACAGCTTGATGCCAGTCGTCCCGTTGTCCAAAGCTGACACAAGGCCAGTCTCCAGCGTCACGCCGTCCGTCTTGTCCAAAAACGGCCCGAACGAGATTACCCGTGCCGTTGATTGCTTGATCATCATTACGCGGCACTCCGCATTTGGGTGTTGTGCATGAACAGGGGAACGCTAGCGGCGGCTTGAAATGCTGCGCTGGTGACCGTTTCAGAGGTTTTCAGGTAGTCATCCAGAGCGGCTTCGGTGCCTGCGCCTTTGTGGACAACGTGGAAGTAGTAATTCGTCGCAGGCGTCAGGGTCGCACCGCTTAGGGTGATGTTCTGCACGCCCGACGCGCTCACGGCTTGGTTGCCGCTGAACCCAGCAGATACCGTTGTGCCGGTGATGTCCTTGGCAAGCAGCATGTGGTCCCAATCAGGCGCAGTCGCGATTGTGCTGATGATCCAGTACAGCGTGCCGTCGCCGCAGTTGGTCGTGACGTTGCCGAGTGCTGCTGTTGCGGTCTGCGCTGAGAGCTTCGGCAGCCATCCACCAATACCCGCAGTCAGCGAGTCGTGCCCAAGCCCACGCCCAGATGCGTTACGCGGCAGCCATCGGCGGCGAAGCCATTGGACGCACAGCTTCATCTGCGTGTCTGTGATGGATGTCGGATAGGTGCCGTTGTGCGCAGCCAGCATCAGCGTGCGGGCATTAGCAAAGGAGCCTGTCGCAGAGGCACTTTGGCCCAAGTTGATCAGCCGCTGACCCCACCATGCCGCCCATGTGTCCATGTTCCCCGTGCCTGTGTTGATCAGGTCAGGGTCAAGGGTCAGGTCGTTGGTGTATGGAGGCGCGGCCTGTGTCGCGGAGCCTGCGGGTGCACCGACAGTCTGATAGAACTTCGCTGGCGTGTTGCAGAGAGTCGAGAATCCCCAGTTATGAGTCGCGTTTGCGGCAGTCAACGGATTTGCCGTTGTTTGCGCGCTTTGCATTTGAAATAGCAAACCGTCTGGCGGGTCGTCCTTTCCTGAAACCACTAAGTTACTTTTCAGCGATGAAACTCGGCTCGCCCCGTTGTCTGATGTCTCGCCGACAGTAATTGCTCGTGTCGATGTCGATAGCGTTGCGCTCGATACCCCAGCGCAATGGTTAAATGCAACCGCACCTCGTGTACTGACTGGCTGATTCCCCGTGAACCAAACCCCACCCTGCCCGCCATCTGAGTTTTTGCAGAAAACTGTTTTCTCCACCGTGATCAGAGATGCGTCCAGCGAGCTATAAAACGAGCAGTCCCCGTCTTGTTCAGTTCCGCTGTAGCAGTACACGCCACCGCTCAGGGTGCGCGGCCCGTTCAGTCCAGTAACCGATAGCCAATGCGGGTTGGCTACCGCATTGTCTCGCCACAAAACCTCATTGCTGACGCTTGTTGCGCCGGATGATGGGTGAAAAGGGCCGGGGCCGTCTGGACTCGCTCCTGCGCCGTTTCGTTTTACGTTCCAGCAATCGACCAGCGATTCGTATCCTCCCGTGCCTTGGATGGTGAAATTGTTGTCAAAGTAATTTTCGTTGGCAGTAAATGCCACTACTGCGCCCCATCCTCCCGAAGAGTTTACGTCTAGGTCGAATGTATTTTGCGTAACAACCCTATTGACTGTCGAACTCCCCGACAGTCTGAGATTTTGCGCGCCTGTGCTACTAGTCCAAGTATTCCATTCCCATGTTGCCGTCCATCCTCCAGCCGCTGTGCTCAGACCAGAAGCTGCGCTTATGTCATCGCATGCGGTGAAGTCGCAATGCGATGACTCGAACTTACCTCCTACCGAAGTAATGTTCAGGCCAAGCGTCCATCCGACGCTGCTTGCAGACCGCTGCATGCGGATCATCTTGGCGCGCAATGACGCGGTACCGTTAATGTCCAGCTGGCCCGAATTCGATACGACACCAGAATCCTGATACCACGAGTATCCGACAGGCGAACTGACTTCGGCGTTGTCATTGAGCACGAGCTTGCCGGTGCCACTCACGCCGCAGCGGAATCGGTACTCGGTTGTCGTCGCCTGGAATGACGGGTCGATGTTCCACTTGCCGCCGCCGTTGACCGTGATGACACCGCCGCCAGTGATGTCAGTCGTGCAGCGTGTGTTCAGTTGTCCGTTGATGATCAGTTGGGCGGTGCCGGACAGCACAAGGTCAGCCGCAGCCGTCGCGCTGGTCGGGTCAGTGCCCATGTTGGCCGTGGTGGCCGCGACGACTGTCACCGTGATGCCGGTGTTGATCGTGACCGTATCGCCCGCTACGGGCGCAGCAGCGCCGCCCCACGTCGCCGTGTCGGTCCAGATGCCTGTAACGCTTGCTGTTCGGGCTGCCATCTATTCTTGCACCATACAGACAAATACGAAGATCAAGGGAGCGCGCACACCCTGCCCGCTGGCAGGCATTCGGTAGCTTTGGCGTCGCTCGCTGCCGGCGACACAACCGCTTTCGGACGGAGCTTTGGGACAATCAGAACCGCCGGGCTCTTTGCGGACGCGAAACCTCCTAACGTCGGATCGCCACCGGGCTGAATCGCGACAGCCTCAATCCGCACCCAGGTAGGACGGTCAATGTTTATGATCGCTGTCGGAGCGCCCGATCCCGTGCTTTGGAAGCCGGTCGGCCGCCCTTCCTCGATTGGCAACGTCCCTGTGCCGTAAAAATAGATGTTATGCCCGATGATGTTGCTCGCAGGCAGTGGTGTGGCAGGTACAGCTGGAGTTGTCGCTGTTGCCAGAATTGCATCGTCGTACTCAGTTGGCAGCGTCCACGATATTGGGCGCGGGCCGGCGCCCACATACAGCGCAGAAAGCGCGAGGATTGCGGCGAGTAGCCTACGCATGGAACGGGGCCTGGGTTGAGCGGTCGATGAGGCGCATGGCACCGCACTGGTGGCAGGAGTTGTTGAGGTACTTGCCGGCATCCGATGGGATCGCGCCGACGATGTGATAGGCGAGCTGCTTGGGCTCGGTCCACCCCTGCCAGGCACACACTGTGCATTGAGCCAGCACAGCTGATGGGCTTGGGGATGCGCTCATGGATAAACCCATCTTGCCGGCCTGCGCTTTCCGAACTCGCTCGACTGGATGTCGTCGATATGAACGTATGTCTTGGCGACGCCAATGCCCGTAAAACCGTGACGCTGCGCAAGTGCGATGAAAGCATTCCGCCTGACAGGCAGCATAGCCACATCGATAGCGCGCCCTTTGGCGTGACCGCCAGGGTCAGGCTTGGCTGCTTCAATGGGATGCTGTGGGCACCGATAGCCGCTGTTGATGTGCATTGGCGCGCCCCATTCAGTTCGGAGTGCTTGTAGCCGGTCCAGCGTGGCCATATTCATGCCGTGCGCGCCGCAGTGCTTGCATGCGAATTCACCGGGCATGAAGTTCGGCCAATGCCAATCAGGGGTTGGCATTGTGACCGATGCCCGTGCCGCCTACCGCGATCAGCGCAAGGCCGGCTAGTTGCGCCCACACGCTAGGCAGCGTTTGCAGGTAGCCGCCGAGCACGATGCTTGCGCCACCTACGTGCGTGCTGACCTGTTTGGCGTTGTCAGCACTCAGAACGTGCCGATACCAGTGATTAGTTTTCTTGCCGTCGCCTGCCATGTCACGCCCCCTTTGCTGGTAACCGGTCAACGATAGTGTCGAGCCGGTCAAAAATGCGGTTGTGCTGTTCGGTGATCTCGGCCCGTAGCGCGGCGATGTCGCTTTTCAACTCAGACTTCAGTTCGGCCCTGCCTCGATCAGCTTCGGCCCGCGTGTAGATCGTTGATTCGATCTGGCCAATGCGCTTGCTGTGATCGTCGAGGGTGGAGCGCATAACCGCGCTCACGAGTCCCACGATCCCGAGCACCAACAGTTCAACGATTCTCCACGGATCCATCTGGCCTGCCCCTGCTTGTTCTTTTTGGGGCGCGCCTTGGGCACGGCATGTGCCGGACGCACTGAGTGGAGCTGCGATGCGGTCATGCGTGGCTATGCTCCGGGGCTGATGTTGGGCGAAGGCACCGTAATAGCACAATACTGGCTAAACGCCATCAGTTTTATAGGCTTCAAACCAATGTGAGTGTTCACTAACGTAAGTGGTCACTAACCTGCGCAGTGCTACAGACGTGCTACAGGCTAGACTTTGATGAGTCCTTTGGCAATGCGCAGGCTTGTGGTCTCGAATAGGGCGCGGAGGATGTCGAACGACAGATCGAGCGGGGACATGCCGACGAGTTTAGTCCGCCCGTCCAGAACATCATGGCAGGCAGCGCAGGCGTGGATTGACCAAAAATCGGGCGACTTGTAGCCCATGCCCTTGCGGACGGATGGCAGGTGGCAGCACACAACAGTTTCATTGTCCGGGCCGGGGCTACAGCCTGGGAGCCTTAACGTGCAGTCTTGATTGCGGGCGAATGCTGTTAGCTTCGACATTTGGCCCAGTGACCTTTTACAATTGGCCCAGTGATATCGATTGCACCACTGCACGAAATCGCTATTCTACTCCCATGCCCTGCCGCGTTGGTGGGGATTGAGGGAGAACGAACATGGCCATCAGCATCAAAGACGTCCAGAAGGCTATCAGCATTCAAGGCTACGTCACATTCACGCAGCGCGGTATTGAGCAGCGCGCAACTTCGATCAAGGTTGTCGGTTCGCGCTGGGTGACGGATGTCCCCTCGGCCGACCTGATGTCCTTCGCCTTTTTCGAAAAGTCCCCGGCGAAAGAATCCTTGACCGCCCAAGCGCGCCGGATCATCAACAACGCAGAAGCCATCACCGCTGCCCGCGCCGCTCGCCTTGCCGAAGGCGTTCAGGCAATGAGCAACTAGCATGACCCGCCCCTACAAGCGCCGCATAGGCCCGCAGCAGCGAGCGGTTGAGCTGCGGGTGATCCTTGAGCCGGGGCTGTCGATGACCGGCTTAGCGGCGATCCTAGCGCCGGGGAAACCGACGTGGCAGACCTTTGCCGCGATCCATCGGGCCATTGAGGCCGGGCTGATCGTTGGCGTGCCGGGGCCGCGTAGGTCACTGAGGCTGTATCCCAGCTTGCAGGAAGCCGAGGCATCGAAAGGCTTCTTCTACGCTCCGAACGGTGGAGACGGTGCCGTCCCACTCGTGGTGCCAGCGGACTTGATCGAGGGTTAGTTGCTGGTCTGCTTTGGGCTTGTCGGGATTTTTTACCTCCATGAGGTAATTGGTCCCGGCAAACCCCACAAGCAAGTCCGGGCACCCCTTCCCCACTGCGGCGAGCGACTGCACTGAGCACCCGGCCTGGAGCAGCGCCGCCACGATTGCCGGCTGGTTTTCGTCAATCCTTGCGGCTCTACGCATGGGGCTGTGGCCGCTTCGGATACCTGATGCGGATAGTTGAAGGCTCCCCGCGCTTTGCCTTCTCAACCTCTCGCTTCATGGCATCGATGAACGCCTGCTTGTCTGCCGTGGCCTTTTCCAACTCCCGCATGGCTAGGTCGTATGTGATTGGCTTAGGCATCGGCTTCCTCCATCTCCCACGCCGGGCACCACGGACGGACTGCCTTTGCCCACAGGTCGCGCTCAATCGCCATTTCGATGCCATCGAACCACGACGCTCGGCTTGGAGGCGCTGCGTTCCTGTTCTGGCGTTTCCGCTCCGATGTGCGCAGCGCCATTTCGCGCATCCTGATCGCCTTCGGGCTCGCGACACCAGCCTCCACCGCCCATTTCGCAACGGTTGCCGTGCCAATGTGCAGCTTCTGCGCGGCGACGTAAAAGTGCTCGGTCGTGTACTTCTCCAAAAACGTCGCCCGCTGCCTTTCCAGCCACCGCTCGCGAGGGGTTTTGCCATGAAGGCCAGCGACCTGAACAGACCAGCGACGAATCGTGTCCTCGCTCACGCCGTACCGCTGCGCCAGGGCTCCACGAGGGACGCCGAGCTCGGCATCGGCAAAGCCTTCGGGCACCGGCATTCGTGGCGTGCCGCATGTCCGTAGCTGCACGCCTGTGCGCCGGTTGCGCTCGTAGACGGCTTTGATTGTCAGCCCGGTCATTTCGGCCAATTCGGCCGCTGTTTTGCCCTTCGCTAGCTCAAACCACTGCACCTGTGTGTATGCCTCGCTCATTGGATGGCCTGCATTGCAACACTGAGCACGTATGCGACCGCCAAAGCGATGGCGAAGGCTCCGAGCACGTCAAGCCACCTTGCGGGCTGTACGGACGTTCTACGGGGCGCGTAAGGGGCTGTTCGTCGTTCGTTGTTGATCATGCTTCCGGCTCCACTCGCGGAATGTAGTTCGTGCCACCGCGCGGCCACAGGTGCATGCGGACGGGATAGCCGCCGATGCTTTCGAGGTCGGCCTGGGTGTACTCGTGCATGTTCAAGCGCCCGTATCCCGGCCCAACGTAGGTGTACGGCAGCCGGTAGTGGGGCAGGTAGTTCACGCCGTCTAGGCGCATGGCCCACTGCTCTTGGTGCGGCTGCTCCACGAACTCAAGCAGCTTGCGGGGTTTCTCGATGATGCTCATGCGCTGGCCTCCTTCGCTTTGAACATGGCGCAGAAAAATTTCGACTTGGTGTAGAGCACTGCCCTGTAGTCCGAACCGTCCTGAACAAAGGCCAGCGCGTCGGCGTGCTTTGTCTGAATCACGCGCTCCGCCTTCTCGCTCCACTCTGTGGCGTCCCAAAGTTGGGGAGTCGCGCCACAGGTGCCAATGTCATCAATCTCGCGCCATTGGCCCGTATCGCCGTCCCAATGTCTGCAATCTGCGCATTTCATTCGTTCCTTCTCCCTACTTGGTTTTGATCGTATCGACATCGACGCCCATTGCCGCCATCTGGCGACGCCATGCGGCGGTGCTCATGTCTGGGTTTAACCCCTCCTGCGGGTCGTTGCGCTCACGGGATTTCACCGATCCCACAGGCGGCGCGAACTTGCTCGGACCCAGCGCAACAGGCTCGAAAACCGTCTGCCAGCCCCGCTCGATTGCGGTGTTGATCAGGTCGCGCGGGCTATGCCCTTTGGCTCGAAGCGAATCAAGCTTGGCGATCACCAGCGAAGGCGCTCGGCCCTTCAGCGGTTTGCGAAGTGCGGCCCTGTGGGCGACGAATGCTGCCCAGTCGTCCTCATCCAGCCATTCAGGCAAAACAAACTCAGCACGCTTGCGTGCGCTTCTTGTTGTATCTGCTTCTGAGCTTGCATCTGAGTATGAGGGGCTAACATTGCTAACAGCTGCTAACACTGCTAACGGCGAATCACCCGAGCTAACAGCGGCCCGCTTGGCGCGCATCAGGTCGCGCATGTACTCGCGGCGGTCGGCCGCTGTACGCATGTCGCGATAGTGCTTGTAGTTGACGATGCGCCAGCCCCACGGCCGAGCGTCGTTGATCAGTTCAATACGCCGGCCTTCACAGTCCTGACTGCGGCTGTGCGGGTCAGGCAATATCAACACTGCCAATCCCTTAGCGATGATATGCGCCGGGATCGTGGTGCGTCGGCTGATCGCTTCGGCTGTCATATCAACCACGCCTTCGCTGTCACTGAGGATCAGCAATTGCTGAAACGTAACGATGGCTTCCCATCCCGCATCAACGATGGTCCCGTCGTACATGCTGGCAAATATCTTGGCGTACATGCTGCCTCTTTTGCTGCTAACCAGTGCTAACCGATGCTAACACTGTGCCCAGCAGCGCGCCACTCGCGAATGGTTTGGAGTGGGTCAAGCATCGGTTGCCTCTGAAATGACGGCATCGATGGCTTCATGCACAGCAATCAGAAGTTCAGCGTCAGAGGCTTCGCCTTGTACTGCAATCGCAGTAGCTCGGTCATGGATATCAATCTCTCCAATCTGACCGATTCCGACATCCTCCAGCAGCCACAGCAAGTCCCTCCTCAGCCCCTCGTTCTCGCTTTTAAGGCGGCCGCCTTCCGCCTTGAGTTCACAGATCAAGCACTGACGCTTCAGCCCGCCATGCTTACATTCAATCCGTTCCATCGTCCTTCCCTCTCGTTGTTGGTGCGCGGGCAGGGACTCGAACCCTGCATCACCGATTTATTATGTCGGGCTCTACTTGAGCTACCGCGCGAAGTTGTACGCGTTGGTTACATGTTCACCACGGCAGCCCGTGCGGGTGGATGCAGGTCATTACTCGCTCCGGCGCTATCCAATGGGTTTCATCCGATTCATCGGCCAGAGCCTGAGCACGATCAAGAGCATTCTGATGGCCCGTCACTTGATCCAGCCAGACCGTGTACTTGTCGAAAATGTCCCACACCGTCTCATCAGGCGCGGGCTGGATGTCCTCGAACAAGGGCAAAGAACTCATATCGTGCACCCTTCGTGGTAGACGCGCTTCGCATCTAGATATGCGGCATGCGCAAGCTCTGCTGTTGAAAATGAACCGAGATGTAGATTCTTGCCCCTAACCGAAATGCTGGCTTGCCATGGGTTCAACCTATTGGCGCGGTGAACGCCCAACAACCCGCCGCCAGGACGTATGGGAATTGCACCCCGCCTGGAGCTGCTTTGGTGTCTGAGGCACAGCAAGGCCCAGGGTGTTGCACCATGCGTCTGGTTTGGTACTCTGTGCACTCGCTCGGGCGGTGCGGGAGTTATCGTTCCTTTCGCATCGGGGAAAACCGACGAATTCCTTTTACGCTCGCCTGATCCCTCGGTCAAGCGTTGAAGGGCAACAGAGCCTCCTCACGGGGGCTTTTTTGCGTCTGGGCGCTTCTGCTCAAAGTTCAGCGCACACGAAGCCATGCTCGCCCCGCTTGGAGCCATGCACAGCCGAGCGCCATCGCAGCCGCAGTTCGGGAAACAGCAATACAGAAAGTCCTCTTCCGTGTTGCCGTACTCATCGATATCTAGGCCGCACGTTTTGCACTTCAGGTCTTTCGAATCCTGATGTTCGCGCCAGTCAACACAGTGCTTCGGTCTATCGTTCACTCGCTCTCTCCTCTCCAGCCTAACCGCTGGCGTTGTTGTTTGTGGGGGTGGCAGCATCTTGCGCTGCATGCTGTTCGTGCGCGTATAGCCACCCGGCATAATGCCCGTGTCGCCAGCCGTAACGCTGGCCCCACACGAAACCGCAGACGAACAGGAACGCGCCGGCACAGAGGAGCTGGAGGGTTGTCATAGGCGCTTGCCCTCAAACATCAGCGTAGGCTCGTGATAGCCGCTGTCATCGATGAACAGCACGCGGATGCGCTTTTTCTCCGTGAAGAACTTCGACGCTTTGATCAACGCATCTTCGAGCGTTGCATAATCCATCGTGACGGTCTCCCATGTGCGACAGCCTTCCGCGCGCACCTGCCCTATGTAGTGACCCGGCGGCGCGTAGATGTGTACGTCAGTCATCGTTCGTCACCTGTTGTGCGATCAGCCGGCGAAGGTTCAAGGCGTGCATGTCGTGTGCAATGGCCCGTGTGAGGCTCGCCGAAATCATCAGGCTGGCGACGACATCTGCGTATCCCTCCACCAGCTCCGCGTTGACGCGCGTCAGGCGGGCGACCTCAAGCCGCAGCTTGTCTATTGCGATTTCGTCTATGTCGCTCATACATGCCCCCATGATTCCCTGGCCGCGATCTGTTCGATGCAGCGCTTGCCAACGCCGAACTTTGCGCCGAGTTGTTTGTTCGACAACCTCCGCGCCTCCTTCAGCAGCTTTGCCCGCTCCACAAGGGCATCGCGTATCAACCGAACATCGTCTGCGGTTAGTTTGGCGTTGTAGTGATCGTCTCCCCGTCTGACGTGTGCGTGCATGGTCATAGCAGAGATCCCTGCAACGAATGCGCGCGGATGTTCTCGCAGGCTTGCTTGAAGTACTGCGGCTTCAGTTCGACGCCAACGAACCTGCGGCCCATTCCAACGGCACAATAGCCCTCGCTGCCGATGCCCATGAACGGCGATAGAACAGTGTCGCCTTCGTTGCTCCACATCGTCAGCGCGCGTTCGATCACGTCAAGCTGTAGTGGGCAAAGGTGGCGTTCGTCCTCAACACTCCGCGCTGACTTCACATTGAGCACGCGCGTCTGGCTGATGCCTTCCCATACCGGGCTGGCCCACTTCTGCCACTGCTCAACGGGGAAGTCTTCCGGGTCATGCGTGATCGGACTAGCGTTGTCACCGGGCTTGATGAACGTCAGTAGGTAGTCAGGCATCCCGCTGCTGTCCTTCTTCAGTTGCTTGTAGAGAAGCCCGACGTGCTTCGTGCGGGTCATCTCCACCACCGGGCATTTCCAGATGGTGCGGCGCGAGTGGTAGATCCAGCCCACTTCCTGATGGATGCGGATGATGTCGCCGCTGAAGTCCTTGATGCCGACCGCGCCGTCCTTCCACTTCGTCATCGGCAGGTCAGAACAATGCACGGCCGTCAGGCGTCCGGGCTTCGTCAGCCGGAACTTCTCGCGCACCAGATGGGCATAGTGGATGCTGAATTCCTCGTCGGTGCTATTGCCCATGTCTGCCGCGCTTTCGCTGTAGACGAACAACGAGCCGAAGGGCGGCGAGTACACGCTGAAGTCGATGCACTCATCGGGAAACTGCGACAAAACGCTCACGCAATCGCCGTTGTACGCGCTGAAGTCCTCGCCCTGATACTCGTTCAAACAGCTAACCATGCTGGCAATCTCCCGGTATGTGTTGGCACGTATGCCGTTTTGGTTTGTGATGCGATGCCCATGTTTCGGCGCATGGCCTCGCGCATTGCGGCTTTCATGCTCGCGTGGTCATCGGCCTTGCGATCAATCACGCGCGCAATCGTGTCTTCGCCTTCTGCGACGATCAGATGCACGTTGACGGTTTTGGTCTGACCGAACCGCCAGAATCGGCGCACAGCCTGATACCAACTCTCATAGCTGAACGAACGCCCAACGAATACCGTGTTTGAGCAGTGCTGCCAGTTCAGGCCGAACCCGCAAATGCTGCTTTTGGTGACGATCACGCGGGCCGACCCGTCAGCGAATGCAAGCAGGTTGCGTTCCTTCTGTTCGGAAGGCATCGAACCGCGCACCTCAAGTAGTCCAGGCATTCCCTTGAGCGCCGTCATCACCGCATCGGCTTCGTAATCAGTATCGACCCACACGACACATGGACCGTCACCAATCACTGATGCGGCCATTTGTGCGCGTGCTGTAGCCGTTGCGCGCTTGGTCGTGTGCATCGTGGTGGCGCTCATCACGTCATCGCCGAACAAACCACCAGTGACCACGCTGGCCGACTTGTCGGCCCGGTGTCGGGTGATGTTCATGGGCGGCAACACAAAGCCATCGTCGCAATCTCCAAGGTCCGAAGGCAGTTGAGCCATGCGCGACCACGAAGCCATCCAGTCCCAGAACGGCACGACGGCGTGATGCTTTAGCCGCCATTCCTGAGACGCTGTTGCGGCATCGTTGATGAAGAACCGCGACAACATCTCAGTGCGCAACATGATTGAGCAGAATTCCGCATGCGTCCCAAGCTCTAGATGGTCATTCGGTGCTGGAGTCGCGGTAGCTGATAGCTTCCACCTATGGCCAGCAAATGCGTCTATCAGCGTGCGCGTAGTGGTTCCCATGAAGCTCTTGAGAATGCTGGACTCATCAAGCGACACGACGCCAAACGCTTGCGGATCGAGCAAGTGCAGCCGGTCATAGTTGGCGACGTTGATGCCTTCGCGCGCTTCTGACTGGTCACGAATGACCCGAGCCGGGTAGCCAAACTTGACGCCCTCGCGCGCTATTTGTTGGGTGACGGCCAACGGCGTGAGAATCAAGGCCATGCCGTTCGATGCGTTGCGCGCGTGCTCGCACCACTCAAGTTGGCAGAGCGTTTTCCCCAGCCCGGTATCGAGGAACAGCCCGCCGCTGCCGACGGTTAGCAGGTGCTCGACGCACGCACGCTGGAATGGGAACAGATGCGAGGACAGCGCAGGCACGGACGTAAGGCCACGCATCGGCGCAACGACTGCCTTACTCGCCAGAAACTCGGCGTAGCTCATTTCCTGACATCCGCGTTAAGCGCCTTCTTCGGCAGCTTGGTGATGCGCTGCACGTCGGCTATGCGCTTCGGTGGCACCCGGCCGCGCAGTAGCCAGCCGGTCACTGTTGACTGTGTGATTCCCAGCGACTTGGCGAGGCTTGCTGCCCTGCCCCTTGGCGCTAGCCATTGTTTAAAACGTGTCATGTCGGTCATTGCCGGCCCTCAGTTGGTGAGCGTTGACCATAACCCGTGCTTTTTTGCTTGTCTAGCACTTCGCGTATATTTCGCGAAATAGTGTTGACAGCCCGCACGCCATCGTTTTAACTGAGCCTATCAACAAAGGAGAACGACATGCGCACACCTGAACAAGACCACGATGATCACTACGCCAGCATGGACTTGGAAGACAGGCTAGAGGCCGCTCTAGACGGTCGTAATTGCGACGATGATCAAGCCCCGAGCTGCGCGTACTGCGGCGCAGACGTTGAAGGTGCTAATGAGCCGGCACACACGATCAAGAACGGCGCGACTCAGAACGGCCGACACGTTGACACGACGGCTTGCCAGCCCTGCTATTTGCAGTTGAAGGCTGAGGATCACGAGGCATTCGTCGAACTCTGCCGCAAGGCCCAACAGCACACATGGTCAATGATCGAGGCCGCGCCCACTGCATCGATGCGTACGCAGGCTTACGAGATTCACCAAGCCATCGGAAGCATGGCTCTTGAGGCGCAGCGATGAGCGATCCCGCCCTGATCGACTACCTAGCCGGCGCGCTTGCCGGCTTCATCGTCGGGCTGTCGGTCGCAATGGCCGTTGGCGATATTGCAGACAGGCGCGCGCTGCGCCGCATCAAAGAGGGAATGAAGCGATGAACGAATGGGAACACAAAGACATCTGGAAGAAGCGCGGAGACAACTTCGCAATCGAGGTAAGCCGGCACACAGGCTGGCGCGCGCCTGATACCAACGATGCGCCGACAGACGTAGAGCACAGGTGGTGCGTGTACGCGTACATCTACCCGAAGCACCCGCACTTTGCGGCATTCACTGATGAGACGCTGTTCCAGCCGGCCGCAGTCGCACTGAACATGCACGGCTATCCGTCCTATGTGCAAAAGCACATCAGCGCGGAAGGCGTTTGCACGTCTTGGCAAGTTGGCGCGGACTACTCTCACCTGCACGATACGCGATTCAGCACTTACGCGACCCAAGAGGATGCTTGGGAAGTGTTTGGCGATGCCGACGATCTGCACGCACTACTGACTCGAATGGGAGCCGCCACAGTATGAAAACCTGCAGAACCTGCCAGCACGCGACAACGCGCAAAGTCTGGTACCTGTTCGAGCTCGCCTATTGTGGGCACCCAGCCAGCGCGCACCCTGTCACGGGCGAACCCACGATCCCGTGCGCTACAGCGCGCGAGGGGCACTCATGCGAAGCCTGTCGTCCTAGTCACTGCGGCATTGATGCCCGCCTCCACCGCGCTCCTGATGCGCCTCAGAGGCCGCGATGGTTGCCTGACGAAGCGCCGCTTAACGTCCGCGCTCTTTCCGACGCAGTTCATGGGGTGAAGCGGTGACCATCCACAAACTCCGCTCACCCAAGCGGGAGCGCCACGGCGTCACTGTCCACGTGCCCGACGAACTGCAAGTTGACTGGCTTTTGGCGATGGCTGATGCCGGCCTGGTCGTCACGCGCAGCCCCTACGGGCACTACTCAATCACGCGGGCGCATTTGCTCGCACCACGGAGAACGAAATGAGCGAACCAACATCAGTGTTCTGGGCGGCTTTTCTGAAGGCACAGAAGGGCATGGGAGGCGCTAAGAAGACTTCCAGTAACCCGGCATTCAAAAGCAAGTATGCGGACCTCTCAGCCGTGTTTGAGGCGTGCGAGTCGGCGCTGCACGAAGCGGGCATTTCCATCCTGCAATGGCCCGAGTGCATCTCGTCTGAGGACTGCAAACTGCTGGATGTGACTATCACCACGATGCTGGCC